ACTTTATTATTACTTAACCATACACTACAGTCTGTGAAGATAGTAGTGTTTTAACTGATTATTAACTTATCCAAATTATATCAACAAAAATGACTAAATTAATTAAATTACTTAAACCAGAAAAAATAGATGATATAATACGAAGTGGAGTAGTATTGAAGTCTAGGAAAGCTTATAAAGAAATAAGTAAACTTGAACTTACAAACCTATGTGCTATAAGAGCACATAATGATAGAAGTAGTTGCACTTATTATAAACCTTGTGCAGATATATCTAAGTGTAAGCTTTGTTTCTTAAACGCGAATAATTATTTAAATGTTTTAAAGTATATAAAACATAACAAAAACAAATTCCCAGTGGCAAGCCTGTAAATGCAGAGCCAACTACATGTAGTATTAGTACTAATTTTTAATTTAAAACAACTAAAGTATGAACTTAGAAGATATCAAATCGTACAAAGATGCGTGTAAAATCATTAATCGCAAGCCTAGACGTTATAGAGATAACCATATAAACACATATGAACAACTATCTACAATTACGGCAGCTGTCAATTATATTGAAACAGGTACGCAGTGGAAACATATAGTAAAACCAAATAATAAATTCTACGAGATTTATTATTGGAAAACATTCAGCACTAACTCAAATGATGAATCGGATAAGGGTCTATTCCGTCTTGATTCCGATGCTGCTGTTGGTATTTCCGGTGCTAAGATCGGTTCTGATTTACGATTTGCAACAAGTCGTGGTGCAGAATATGTTAAAACAACTTTTGAAATACTATTACGTCAGTGGTTTGATCCTGATTCTATTAAATAGTAAGGGACAGCATTAGCTATCCTCTTTATATGTTTAATCAATAAACTAAAGTATATGCAACAATTAGTAACAATATCTTTCGCAATTAAGAACACAAAAGAAGAAAGAAACAAAATCATAAAATATATGAATAGGCATTTTAGCATACCTGTGCAAGAAACTAATAATTCACTAGATATTGCATACATAGCAGAACTAGTTTACTTTAGAGCCATAGATTTTGAATTAGACTTTCCTGATAAATATACAGAGGAAGATATGTTTAAAAAACTAAAAACAGCACTCCCCGATGTATCGTTTACTTGTCAAATCAATGACAAAACTTTTGAACATGACATATCAATTAAACCTGAAAACAAAAAAGTTGAGCCGACAAATAGAAACACAACCGATATTTCAGTTACAATTGAAAAAGCACTAAAAGAAGAGTTTATCATTATTCATAGAAAGGACCTTGAAAAATTAAAAAGAACTGAAAATGGACTAAAAGACTTACTAGGAACTATCGAAAATTTAAACAACAAACTTAAAACTTTATCGAATGACATTAGAACAATTTCAGAATCTTAAAATTGGCGACATAGTAGTAACTAAAGTAATTAGTTCAAAACAAAATCGCGTTAACCCTGTTACTAACATTGACAGAGGAAATCTAAAACTACACATAGGTAGAAGTGGAAAATGGCGTAGCTATTCACAATTTGAAGTATTAACTGCTGAATATGTAGTTAAGTGGATCAAACGAAGAATAGATAGTAAATCATCTCCTCATTTTACTATTGAAGTTAAGAGTGATACTGAAGTAACATTTAAAGTTCATAAAAAAGTACAATTCAATCAATGAAAAAGTTAACAGAAAAACAAAAAGTTAGAAGGCAAATATTATTTAATATGCCATATCTATTACTTACTTTTCTTATTAAGGAAAGAGTATTAGATAGATTTCTAGATAACACTAGTAAATATGCAATCGTTCATAGCATAAACCTATCGTGTCTTTATACAAAATTAAGAGATCCTTACACAGCAATCGAATGTATATTCGCATGGGATTGTACAAAAGAAGGATACAATTTTTGGAGAGAACTCAACAATAAGTATAAAAGCATATGGGAAATGAACGATTCTGGCGCATTGTTATTACAATCAGATCATTAGTATACTTACTAATATTATTAGCAGTAGTAATAGCAATAGTATTTGTAGCAAATAGTATTTAATCAATAAATAGTTATTATGCAAAAGTTAATGTATTTTTTATTTGGACTCATAACTGCATTATTTGCAGCTGTGATGATTATTGAACATCAAGGAATATATTTCTTTGATGAAGAAGTGTATGGACTGTTATATACCGATTATTGGAATTATTGGTATTACTCTAAAGTAGTGATAATCGCACTATTTATATTCTGCGTATTATCTTTTGTATATACACTTGGCAGTGGATATAAAGATAAAGACAATGGATACAAAGAAATCAAACCAAGCTGATTTAGCAGATATATGGTGGAATAAATTTGAAAACTGGTATGAAACACATCCAGTAACAAGAGTATTAATTGTAATAGATGCAATATTAATAGCATTTATATACTTAGTATTAACTTAAAACATTATCAAAATGAGTGAATTTTTATTATTACATGACAATGAATCAGAAGGAAAGCTAGCCGCTGTAAGAAAAAGTATTATCTCTTCAATTCTTCCATCAGAAGATTATTCAGAAGGATCAGCCATCTTTACTAAACTTGACGATGGAGAAACTATGATTCTCGAAGCAAAAGAATCAGTAGAAGAGATTTATAACATGTTAAACGATTAAACAACATTTATCAAAAATGAAAAGTAAATACGTATTTTGTCTAATTGCAGCAATATCAGCATTAGCAATTTTTATCAGTTGTGCAAGACCTCGTAGTCCTAAAGAAAAACAAATCCCTGAAACGGACACAATTGAGCAAGTAGTAGCACCAACAGTACAAGAAGTGCTACAATGGCGTGAAAATATGAGATTAGACAAGTATGTAGATAGTGTGTTCTTGGTTATGCCAGAACAAGTACTAACTCAAATACTTGTTACTAAAGGTACTGATTTATCAAATCACGAAATTGTTTCTATTTATATTAGTAACAAAGACTTTTATGATAAATTAATAAAGAGGAGTATGGATATACAAAAAGAATATATACCAGATAGTATGCCAAGGTCCTCATTACCACAAATTAATAGTGATACAATTCACCAAGCCATTAATTATTAGAGTAAAAAGAGAAGGTTACTTTAGTCTGTGAAGATAGAAGTAGCCGTCTTTACTGTGAGAATCAGTGACAAACATGTGGGGCTTATATCTAATCATTTTAGAGGGCAGTATTACTGTCGTCTGAAGGTAGGTGGAGGAGATTAGTATTAGTGCAGACGTTAAAACCATGTACTCCAATAAGATTAGTTTGACAGCTATATCTGCTTATGAGTTAAAACTAAGTGAGAGTCATTTTAATTAGTATTTCAATTAAGCTGTATTAGTGTAGAAGTTACACAACGATGTGAATCGTCAAGCCTGCAATATACTGCAATATATTGTATAAATTGTTACATACCTTCTTTATTTACTGTAAGCGTACAGTAAAAATTGTGTGTTAATATATAATTAAGATTGATAAAACCATCTAGTTGCAGCTAGACGTCCTCAAAATATTGTATAATTAAAACTATTAAATATGAAAGAATGAATATTTTTAAGAAAATCAAACTGAAAATCAGTAGTTACAGAAGGCTAAAAGCCTATCATAGTAACATTAAACGACTTGCTGAATTAGAATTATTAGACAATCCTAAAAAGCAAAAAGAAGTTGCATTACGTTCACAATGTTTAATTCATGGGCACAAATGGAAAAATGAGCCTAATAACAATGAATTAAACATTCCTATTACTAAAAGAACTTACTGTGAAAGATGCGGTAAGTACTATAGCCAAGAAATTTATAAACAACTTTAAATTCATATCAAATGAAATCTTTAAACTTTGTAATTATTGGAATTCCTGCATCAATTAATCAGGAAAGTGTTGTAACAGCAGTAGCTCTTATGGCTAAAAAGCTTGGTTTATCAGAAGTACATACAGAAATACTTGAAACAAGTAAATTTGCAACTAGCTCTTCAAATAAACAAATGATTGAAAACATATTAAAAGATGTTATTACTGTATGTACAGCAGCTGGTCTAATGAATATTGCTGCAATCAATGCTAATTTTTGGAAATTGATTGAAGATGGCAAATTAACTAGACCACAAATTGAGATGATGCTGGATGAAAAAGAAGTTACAATTGAGTATCTCAACAAAAAGGGATGCGCTTATATCTTTGATCTTTTAGTACAAGCAATTAGTGTGTTATAATTATGGGAAAGACCTATAAAGAATCTCATTTTCCAGGTTCTAAGCAATCAGGAAAAGTAGCTGAATATCAGTCTAAAAAGAGAGTTAGACATTCTAAAATGCAACCGTATAAAAGGGAAAGAGCTATTGTTTAACTAAGAATTACTAATTAAGTAGTTATGATAGAATCCAATCAACACAGAAGGTTATAACGCCAGACCCCTAAAGGTGATTAATACCTATGGACTATACAACGGTCAACCTTATTTAAGGTCAGGAGAAGGAAAAGGGCTAGCTATCGAATAAGGCGTACGAATAGATAGTATAACTTTCTATTTCTTTATTATTATGTGGACAAAAAAAGAACTAGAAAAGAAAACAAAAGAAGAACTAATAAACATTATTATTAAAATGCAGATAGATATTCGAGAAGAAAGAGATGAAATCTATCGCAGACGTTTATTAGATACTTTTTAAAATTATTCATTCACTTAAATAAATCAATTATTAACAATTAAAATCAAAAGAATTATGAAAAATTTTATGAACTTTGAAGGAATTATGTTAGGTGCAGCAATGTTGTGTGATAAAGTAACTGATGAAGGTTACAACTTTGAAGCTGGAATGAAAGCTCAAGAAGAAAAAGACGGTAAAGTTGAAGCAGCAGCAGTTGCAGAAGCTAAGAAACAGATACAACAAGAACAGTTAGAACGTGATTCTATGGAAGTAAAACATAGAATCAAAGAATGTGACAAAGCTGTTTCTAAAGCTGAAAGAAACGGACGTTTTGCATCAAAACATAAGAACATTATGAAGGACTTTTCTGAAGAACTGAAGAAAGCTCAAGCTCAGTTTGAAGCTACTGGCGATTACAAAGCTTGGGACAAAAAGTACTCAGAACTTACAGATAAGAAAGACGAAGCTATCGCAAAAGCGAAAGAAGAAGTCTTTGGTTCAAGATACGAAAATATCTATCTTTAATCAACATCCGTATTCTAAATGCTTTTATGCTAAAATAGAATAAAAGTCTAACCGCAAACTATATAAGTCGCATTGTCGCATTAAGGAGTTCGGGTAGATCGAACTGAATTGACAGTTCTATTTAATGCTTTTATGCTAATAATAGGAATACATGCCTACTGATCATGTGCTATAGTAGATCATTTCTTCACTCCGTATGCTTTATGCTCCAAGGGCGAAGAATAGTCTTATAGACGAAAAACAGTAAGTATATCAAAATACATATACATATAGTACTTATATGTCTATATTTCAATCGAGTCTCTAGCTTGCTAGATGAGCACTTGGTATAATATGTATTCTGTCAAAGACTATAAATTCTAAAGTAATAGCAGCTTTATGCTATTATATACTAGATTTAATGCTTTTATGCTCGTAATCAATAGTATATACTATTACTTTAGGATTATCTTATTAAGTATAGAGAGTTTGATCGCTCTTTATACTACTAAAAAGAGCATACTATACTATTATACTGACCCAACAGTATATGAAAATTCGTGTATGATGTATATCTCTCTAATTGAGGCGTTACTAACAAAGTATGAAGGCGCAGAAGTGTATAGAGCTCTTTTACAATATTGACTGTTAGGTCATTGGATGAATCGTTTGGACGAGGGTTTGTGAAATTCGGACCCCTTAGATAGAAATATCTATTGAATAATCGGATGAATTCAGGGAAAACTAAATAAAAAATGCTCAGAAATGACATTTTTTACATGTCAATCCTGAGCTAAGCTTAGAGTACACTCTAAGAAAGTGCAGAGACTACTGGAGGAATATAGTTTCCTTAATAACCAGCAAGAGCGTCCGACACCTTAAGCAGTAATGCAAGGTGATGATATAGTCCCTTCTGAACAGAAATGTTCAGCAATATATTTACACATTAATCGTGTATCTGAATCAGACATATTGTTTTTCATATAGTTAATACATGTAGAAACAAATTGAATATTCCCAGGAATATATCCTTTAGAACTATCAATTCTGTCTACTGATGCTGTATAAATAGGATTATTGTGATTCTTTTTATATGTTGGAATATTTAATTTTATTCCACTATATGGACAAATTCCATTTTGTTTATTCCATTGTTCTTGTAAATCGGAAAGAGTTAAAGTACATTCTTTATATCTTTTTCTACAATTACGCAAAAAATATGAAAATATTTTTTCTGGATGCCTTACATAATATGTATTGTTAAGATTTAGCAAAAACTGTTTATTCTTTTCAGAATTTGAATAATCTTTCATTACTTGTGTACGATTATTACTTAAGAATTTCATTGCACAAGAACGGGAACAAAAACTATGTCTACCAAATTGTTGATTACGATTGTATTCAGATAATGGTTTTTCATAACTACATCCACAATAATCACAATTTAGTGTGATTAATTTTCTTCCTTCTTTATATTTCATGTAATTAAAATTTTAATTATATAATATATAACGTAAAATGTGGATATAGTTACAAAAATTGTAAATATTAAGACGACTCCCTCATGCTCCACGTTGGAAATTATGATAATACAATACGCCCATGCTTGTTTTAACACCCTGCTATAAGTAATTGTTATTAAGTAGACGCAATAAAGGTATTGTTTATTGGGTTCTAAAGTTTCTTTCCCTAAAAGAAGCAAGCGGGGCATTATGGTTTTGACAGCGAGGATGAAAATGAATAGGTCAATAACGTCAGAAATGACAAATCTTTTGTAACAGACTATACTCGTATCGCAGCGTGATACGATAGGTCAACGGCTAAGCTAATGTCGTAAAAAGCAGGTTACGGATCGTGCAAATGGATAGACACAGGTAGATAATACTGAAGAGTGCGGGTTCGAGTCCCGCTCCGTAAACAAATATTATCAAAATTAAAAACAAAAAGTATGAGTATATTAGATTTATTAAAAGAAAAATCTGTCGAAGAAAAAGAGAACTTTTTAAACTCTGTAAGATCTAAAGTATCTTCTAAATTAAAAAATACAGA